GCTCCCGCAGCCGAAACTCCGGTTGCTACTATAGGGGCTGGCAACCCCCAAGTACCACTACCCCAAGTACTCCTTCCCCATCCGGTTAACGATGCCACTACACACTCTTATGCGATGCGAATTATTGCATTATTCGCATCGTTAGCAGGATATTGAATAGTAAAATCCCCAGAACTGGAAGACTTATCTCCTCCAAAATCAATAACACATACGGTTGGATAAGCTGAATGAGTAACCGTTCCTCCCGTGCCAGCTCCACTAAGTGTTGAATTATAGATAACTGCAACTCTCGCACTTGATATAGTGGAAGTAGACCAAGTCGTATCTGCAAAATCCAAAAAAGCCGTTGGTACAGAGGAACTATTATCGGAAAGGCCCAATGTAACACTGCCTAGGGCTGCTCCCCCCGCTGAGTAGGCTGTACCAGACACTTCATTCGTAGTAGAGTAACCAGTTAAGTCCTCATTAGCATCTGTACGACTGGACGTGAACATCGCAATTTTGAAAGTATCCGCTGCTATAGAAGAACCATCTCCACGGGAATGAGTTAGCCAAAAATGGATGCCTACTGTAATTTCCTTCTTGTACGAACCGCACATGGCTTGATTGATAGCCATTTTACAATCTCCTTATAATCTCAGCCATGTCCGCATGACCCTGTTTCTTGAGCAATGCCCAAATAGTGGTTCGCTCACTTTGCGCCATCTGTTGTAGATAGTAAAGTATTACATTTCTAACCTTATTTCTATAGGCCATTGCTTGGTCTCGTATAGGAGGAGGTGCCTTTTCATTAATGGTTATGATCTTATTCATAGCCATATCAGCCATGGTTTCTGGACTATGGCCTCCTTCATTTGAAGTAAATACTTTAACAGTTCCCAGATCTCCTTGACCTTTAGCTTGAAGCACTATAGTTTTCCATTTTATTGAACTGGACGTCTGATTCGATCATACCGATATTCATCCTGGGTTTGTTTGCCTTCACCTAAATTCTTTAAAGTTTGAAGAGCTTCTATATATCGATCATTATAAAGTTTTAATAAATCAGGCTCACCTTTCATGAAAGTATATGCCTCTACCAAACTCCCATAAAGCATGGCTATTTCAGCATTTGTTCCTAGCCAGCTAGTACCATCAGAAGTAATTGTAATGGAGTCTGGTCGGAAGAAATAATGAAGTTCCATAGTTAAAGCATCATTAGGAGTTGGAGCCAATAAAAAGGTTTCATCGTTCCAATCCCCATAATATCGAGGAATACCCGTAGTAGCTGGATTTGGAGTAAAATCTTGTAAAAATGTTATTTGTTTATACAAAAGAAATTCATTAGAAGAGTCATTAACGACACTTAACGAATAAGGTGCCAAAAAGTCACTTGGTTTAGATAAAAATTTAGTAGAAGCAGACGTAGTTCCCTGTGAATTTCTTCTAAATACGTCTAATTGACACTCTTTTAAAATCCGTTCTTCGGCACTTAAAATAAATCTTGTTAAATTATTGGTAAATGTAGTTTCAGTATTTTGTGAATAATCCTGAATTGCTGTTTTGAGAGTTGTAAAAGTAAAAGCCATCCTATGCACTCACAGTTACAGGGCCAGCGGAAGCAACCCCACCTCCACCCAGTATATTTCCAGTTGTGGCAGTTTCAGAGCCAACAGTAAAAGTATAGAAATCAGAATCAATTTTTGTAATTGAATATCCAGCGGCAAGTTCTATTGTGCTTGCTGTAAAGCCATCCAAATTAGACACATTTCGAAAACGAACGGTATCATCTGTACTTCTACCATGACCTGGAGACCTTACTGTAATTATGGAAGACCCTGAATTTCCAGATTTAAAAGGGTTATATTGTAATAGAACTTCAGCTAAAGGTTCTGTTCGATCGGAAGTTGCATGTTGTAATGCTTGAGGATCAGAAATATTTTTAGGAATTTCTAACTGTGCAGATTTTGGCTCATACTCCGATACATCAACTCTTGCACCTGTCCACTCAATTCGCATTCTTCTATAAGGAAAAGCAGCACCACTTCTATCTGAAATGAAGAGGGCATATTTACCAGAAGCATACGCCATTAGTACACTCGTAAAGAAGTGGCCGTAGGAACAATTGTAAAGGCTACTTTTTCCCTATCCTCTAATGACGCATTCTGGAAATCTTCATCATAGATCTGTTTTAGCATTGGTGTGAGTTGAGGTTTTCGTTTTAATGATAAATAATAAGCTAACCCAGAAGCCAAACAAGGTAGGAATCTAAAGGGTACATTAGCATTATTTACAGAGGCATCTATGTCTTCTATACGAATAAATCGATAATAAATTAATTCATCAGTAGAATTTTCTGGGATAGGCCAAACTGTTATAGTAGGTGTTATCTGTCTATCTACAAAATATCGAGTAGCCCGACCTTGAGTAGTCTTAGTAGGGATATGCAAATATTCGGCTCGCCCCATACGACCAATTTCCGTATCAGTACTATCCCTTCGAATAACTACCGACAAAACATCAATTGTTTTTTGGGCATCATTCAAACTAGGGTCAGCTGATATAGCAGTTGTTGCAGCACTACTTGAACCTGTGATAGTTTCTGCAGCAGTAAAACTGCCACTAGGGACCGTTAGGGTCATTGTAGTGGCAGTTGGTTTTGTAATAATTTCTGCAGTTACACCACTACTTGAACCTGTGATTGTCTCTCCTAAACTAAAACTACCCGAAGCTGTAACTGTTGCTGTAATTGTTCCAGCAGGATAAGTAGCAATGGCGGAACTCGAGGAAAGTTGTGATAAACCTTGTACTACTTGTTCAACTTTCCAAAGATTAACCCCCCTGTTAGCCCAATCTGCCAACATTAGATTCAAGGAGCGCCGTGCAGTACGGCCATCATAACCAGTACGCAATTCTAGCCCACAACGTTCAAATGCTTCTTCTATAATATCAGCAGCATCAATATCAAAATCTGTGGAACCTGAAGTTGCCATTATGTTATCTTCGTTTTGAAGCTATTAAACTTATCACCTGTGATAGTTACTTTAGTCTGTTTCGGGTTAACTGCTGTATTAGCTTTAAGAGGTCCAATAGACTGGGGTTCAGGGGATTGAGGTTCAGTAGATTCCACAGAACCCCCATGGCGATAATTTTTAACAGCCCGTTGAAGTTTATTTCGAGTTCTTCGAACAGATTGCACCATTAGCCATACTCTTTAATACATTCAAGGACCACGGTGTAATCATCATCAGCCGCAGCCCCCACAGTAGTAAATTTGATATCTCCGGTAGGGCTTGTAGCACTATTTACTAGGCCCCCAAAGGAAGAGTAATCAAAACTACCTTGATAATCTGTTGGTAGCACTACCGCTAATACATTTGTACTGGCGTCCCATAAAATGTTTAATTCAACATTTGTCGTACTAAACCATATTTTATTAATACGAACTCCGGTGCAAGCCGTTCCATCCTGAAGAGTGGCTAATCCAGAAACGTCTATCGCCATAACCGCAGCTTGTGCAGTGTCAACGTGTGTGTATGAAAAAGATTTAACAAAGATGCGGGGGCCATCCTCGATGACTTTTTCTACAAAAACATCAGCCATTTAAGTTACTCCCCTGGGTTAGTAACTAACACCACGGTCTTGTGCGACCATGATATAATCAATGCTCATTGACTTCGTTCCAGTAGTATCGCCGGAAATTTCAGCAGCAGCTTGCGTCATATTATCCGTAGGAACATTGGTGGCGTGAGATCCTACAAGATTCCTATTGATATAGAAATCTACTATATCGGTAGTTGTACCCGTTGTCGCTACAAAACTCACAGTGACATCAGTTGCATCAGTGAGATCATAAGTAGTCCCTGACAAAGTTGTATCTGTCTCACTATCACCTGACTCTGTAATCAAATGAGGAGTTGCATCCCCATCATCAATTTGGAAACCAATCCTGTTCGATGCAGTAAAAATATTCTCTGGGTTTGACGCAAAATTTTCACAAACGCCAATGAACATATCCATCTGATCGACATCAGACATCTGGAAACGAGCTTCAAAATAAAGTTTTT